TGACGAGGAGGGTGAGTATTGGGAAGTTGATGAGAGACAGATGTGTTCGGGAAGACCAGATACCAATCTGATGGACACGTTGTATTGTGCGCTCACAACATTGATAGCCGTACAATTGCTGCAGGATTTCCTACTGCTGGTGTGTGGGGACGACGCCTTTCTCCTTGCGAGGGAAGAGGACGCTGGTCCGATTGAGGAAACGGTCCGACGAGTTGAGTCGGACGCTGGTTTGATACCCAAGATTCAACGATGTGCAGGGAGACACGAGTGGGAATTTTGTTCGAAACTGTTCTGGAAAGGCATCTCAAAGGGAGGGGTGTCTCAAACAGTTCTCGGGGCCAAACCAGGTCGGGCGCTTGCCAGGAAGGGTTACATCACGAACCGTCCAGGTGAACAATCGATCCGCTCCGCTCTAACGGCCCTCTCCCGCGACGCTGCTCACGTTCCGTTCTTGAACGAGATCGTTGAGCACGACCTGGCACTGGCCGTCAAGGCCAAAGCCAAGTTGTCTGGAAAGGCTGAGTCGCACGAGCTACACACTGGCGACAAATATGGAGTTGACCCGTACAACTGGGTCCTCCTCTACGACCGCTATGGTTTGACACAAGATGAAGTTTCTTCACATGTGGCGAACTATACCACCACTGTCACCTCGCTTTCTGGCTTGGTTACCCTCCCAGTGGTCGGTGAAATGGCGGCCAAGGACGAATAGTGAGGTTAGTGGGGCTGGTTACCCCATGAAAGGCTCTTCCCCAAGCTCAGAGATAAAGAGATATTGTTAACGAGATTGGACTCATGGCGAAAATTAGAAGTAAGAACCAGACGCGTAGAAGAAACAAGGGCCGAGGAGACTACACAGTCACCACACCCGATGATGTCAAGAATACGCTCAACCACATTGACAACCGACTCAATCAGATTGAGAAGGGTGTCAAATCCTCAGCTAAAACCACTCAGGGACAGGTTGCAGGGACACTTGGTCGGCTTGCGGGAGGTTTTCTCGGAAATGCTGACCTTGGTGGACAAGCAGCCGAAGGTCTCGCTAAATGGTTTGGATATGGAGACTATTCCGTCGCGCAGAACTCGCTCATGGGAAAAGGTCAAGTTGGTCTCAAGTTTGATGATGATGGTCGCCGCGGCATTCGCATTACTGAGCGCGAGTATCTAGGTGACATCGTCGCCGGTCCCCTCTCCGGGGCTAGCACAGGCTTTGACCTCACGTCCTACCCAATTAACCCAGGGGACCATAACACGTTCCCATGGTTGAGCCGAGTCGCCGAGCAGTTTGAGCAATACAAGCCCAACGGTATCATTTTTGAATACATTTCTACCTCTTCTGAATTCAATGGTACCAATCAAAGTTTGGGCGTTGTTGTTGCTGCTACGGACTACGACGTGTTGGATGCCAACTACTCGAGTAAAGTCGAGATGGAAGCCTCCGATTACGCTTGCAGTACCAAAGCCTCAGAAAACATGATGCATGGCATTGAATGTGCCCCTCGCGAGCGCCCCGATGCTCTCTTCTATGTCCGCACAGCGAACCAAGTCATTCCCGCTGGAGACAGCAAGAGGTTTTACGACCTCGGTAAGTTCCAGATAGCGACGAAGGGCATGAGTTCAGCCGGTGTGGTACTTGGAGAACTCTGGGTTTCTTACGATTTCACCTTCTACAAGAAACAGTTGATCCCGCCTACTGTGCCATCATCTGCGATTCCCTACTTTATGGGAATTCGGAATGACACCTCCAACAATGAGCCTTTCGGCGACAATGGTTGGGAGCCCTTCTCAACCTACGGCAATTTCTTGCCAACTGTCATAGCCGGAACTGCCTTGATCATCCCTGCTTCTAACGCCACGGTTGCCAACCCAGAGTACTACGCAATCTACTGTTCAAAGCCAAGTGACGGCGGTTTGTTTACCCTAACTGCCGCCAACAATTGCACATTAGCTCCTGAAGGACCAGGCGAACCCTGGTCTTCCTTCTACACCTACGTTCAGGTTGCCTCTGCGTTGAAGTCAGTGGTCTGGATCTTTATCGAGGCTACTGCACCCAACGCGCGCATTAACACAGCCTCTGCCGCAACTTACTCTTCGCAGCAACTGAGCATGGCAATCTATCGTATGCCCACGCCTATGACGATTGTCTTGGTCTAGTGTTCAACTCTACTTCGACAAGAGATTAGTCTCTTTTGTACACACATAACTCTTGAAGAGGATAAACTCTAAGATAATTAAGCTTCTCTACCTCAACAGCTTACTACAAAAATGTTAGCAAGACGCTCTCTCTGCGCACTTCTCCTTCTCCCCAACCCGCTCCTCGCGTAGAGGGTACGTGGACCCGTACTGAAACATCGGCGCATCTTGGCAAAGATGGAAAACTATCCTGGCCGGGGATCACAATAGGTCATACAAATTCTAGTTCTTCGGAACTCAATTAGCCGTAAGGCAACAACCCC